CGGATTTAATGCACTCACTGTCTAGCGTGTTATCAATATCGCTGAGGCTAAATTTATCGCCGACATTATCTCCCAGCTTGGCCGTAGACATTCGCTGCGAAGTAATAATGAAATTGACGCGATCCCCAACCGATGCAGCTACACCTTTGCCTTCAGAAAGGTCGTTCCCAGCAATCAATCCTTGACGACGTGCCCAGCCGCAACCTTCCCCATACATGCCGGGATTACCGCGTTCGGGGCCAGCAATTTTGCGGCGCTCCCATTTCAATTGGTTATCGGCGTCTCCCTCCAACGTGGAAGGGATGGAAATAACGCGCCAATTGGTGCGGTATGGCGTGCCATTTGGGATCGCGTTAAACAATCCAAAAGCCAAATTATTAGACGGCAAATAGGCGCCGCTGAACGATCCTTCCGCCAACCCAATGTCAAATAGATAGTCGGAGGTGTCTGGATCACCGCGATCCACTCGCTTTTGTGTACCGTAAAGAAGATTGCTGCGTGTTGGCTCACCAGAAGTGTTCCACCAAAAAGCAAATTCGTGGCTGTTTAGTCCGTTTAGCGAGTTGTTACCGATGAAGATCCCTGCGCGATCTGGTGCCGATACGCTGCTTTCTCCAACTACATAAAGCAGTTTTGCGGTTTGCTGGCCGCCGCGTGCTTTAATCCTGGACCACACCAGCTTGGGTGATACCAGAACGCCCCCGGTTTCGCCCGTGTAGTGCGTCCAGATAATTGGAATACTGTCTGAATACTTGGCTAGCTCTTGCGCAGATTCAAAGCCAAATGTTGAGGCAAAACGCTCAGCACCAACACGACCTGCCAGTGTGCGAGTACCGCCGCGATTGTCTTCCAATGTTGGCGGCTTTGGTGCCAGCAAGTAAGAAACTGCTGTTGTAATAGCGCCAATGGCAAGGCTTATGACAATTGAAATAACTGTTGCGTCATTGGATATGTCTGGAATATGCGCGTATTCAGCTGGGCGGATGCGACTTAGCCGACGGTTGTTGTCACTAAATGCTTGAAACTCAGCCTCACTAATCCCGAGAATATCAATAATTTCTTTTTCCCAAGGCAGCAGCGGGCGCCTTACGCTTTTTGCCAAAAATAGTGCGCTTGCCTCACTGCGTCCAGCGGCGTCCACGTCACCCTCTTGGTTAGAGAATGAATTGCCAGTACGCCTTGAGTCCATACGACGCCAAAAACCCAGCTGTTGTCAGGCAGTAACGCCACAGTACCATCGTAGACAGGGCTTGGCACTCTGGTGCCCCACATCAGTAAGGCCCTCAACACGGTGGTTTTGTTGGCTGAATACCACGCAGGCTGCAGTGGCGGGCTCGGTAATCCCAATTCCTCCCGCACTTTGTAGACCAAGTGAATACAGTCGATTGCACCATCTGGATCGGTGCCGTCTGCGCCCAAGCGGTACGGGCGCCCCAGTAAATCCAAGATCACTAGAGACTCAAACGCTGGGATGTGGGCAGCGGTCCCACAAGTTCCTGGCTCAAGGTGCGAAATGGTATGTCACCGCCCACAGCATCGAGAACGGTGCTTAACTCCATCGTTACTTTGATTTCATCCCAGCCACCTGCCGTGACTTGGCCGGTGTAGGTGTACAACAGCGTTTCTGCCGGACTTTGGCCCGGATGCAGAAGTTTTACCTCCACAACCGCAAGCCACTTACCGTCAATAGCGGCTGTAACCCACGGTCTTGTTAGCGGAGTATTTGGAAAAACAAGCGTGGCAGTTACATTGTCGCCTTGACGGTCTTGAACTGTCCCTGAAAAGCCAAAAGGCAGAAAATTTGGCTCCGTTATGGCGTAGTTCTGGAATTGCTGCAAGGTACTTAGCTGCAGCGTATTGCCGAATATCAGTTCCATCAGATTCCGATCCTCCGGCGGGCGCTAGGTGCATTTTGCAGCCGGCGTAGGGTGTTTTGCTCGCCCTGCTTGGCACCTTGCATGGCGGCTTGCTGCATACCAGCTTGGAACTGATCGGCGGTGACGTAATCAACGCTGTTGATGCGCTCCACGGTGTAGCGCACGTCGATTGGAGCTGTTGCGACTGCTGCACCGCCCGCAGATTCGGAGGTGTTTCCGTTGCCGGGGATGACTGCATTGCCGCGTGCTCCGGTCGAATAACGAGACATAGCAGCCGACATTTTGCTGGCGGGGATGACGTATTCCGGTTCGCCGCCTTCACCGATCACGGCGTTGGTTGGCCCGGTGACGAAGCCGCCTTCGGCAAAGCCCATGAGATTGGGCGTAAAATTCCCGGCTACGTCAGGCTTAGTGTATTTCGCCCAATCTGCGCCTCCAACGCCCTTCAGAGGATCGCTTTCGCCACCACCAGCCAAGCCCGCAAAAGCCCGTGCAATGCCGATTGCTATGTACGTAGCAATCATCTTGGCGCCTGTTTGAATCAAAATTCGGCCAACATCTTTGAGGAAGTTAGCAAAAATTTCTTTTGCTGTTGTCGTGCCTTCAATCAGGCCACTGATGCCACTAGCAATTGAATTCCCAATGGCATCACCAATGCCCTGAGATACGCGAATGGCTACTGCGTCAAGATCTTTAAGTTCTGCGGTTGCTTCTGCGATGAAGTCTTCGATCTTGCGCCCAGGCTGAGCTTCCTGTGCTGCAATATCGCGGGCACCAGTAATAGCGACACCAGCTTCGCCTTCTGCCTTTTTCGTAAGCTGATTCCTTAAATTAAGAATTTCTTGTAGTTTTTCGCGAAGCTGTTCTTGCTTCTTGACATCTTCTGTCGTAGCAATAAGATTCGCAATGGTTGCTTCGCTTAAGTTAAAAGTTGAGTCAATAAGATTTTCATTGAGGCCAAGGCGTTTCAATTCGGCTTTTGCTGATTCGTTTGCCACAACTTCGTATGCTTTCAGGCTGCTGTTAAGCGCTTGTTGAATATCAAGAACGCGAAGCTCGCCTTCGACTACTTCAGGTCTCATTCCTTCCATCAGAAGGCGATTACGCTCTTTGCGTTTTTGAATCTCAAACTCAAGCTGACGATTCTGTTCTTGGAACTGAAGAACCGGGGCAAGCGCCTGCTGCTCAAATGCAAGCTTTGCTGAATCAGATTCAATCTGAAGCTTTCTTGCAAGAGTTTGGTTATTACTCTCCATTGCAGATTTAATTTGTTTTTGGAGGCTTAGATATTGCTCAAGTAGATCATTGACCCCAACAAGTTGGGGCGCAGATGGCATCCCTGGCACTTCAGGAGCTGTCGGCGCAACTGGCGCAGACGAAGGCTCAGCGTTTCTTTGCTCTGGCAGCGTTCCAGCGGTCGCACGCTTATCACGCGCATAAAGAAAGTCGCCGATAATCGAATGAAGTCGTTTTTGCCCCTCAATAATTTGCGACATTGGGCCGCCCATGGAGCTGCCAGGAATATCAAAAGCATTAAAGCCTTGCGATCTGTAATGTTGAGAACCTTGCGAATGACGACCGACACGCTGCCCGTATTGGCCGAATTCTGTGATTTGATAGCCAAGCCCCTTAAGATAGTCGGCAACTGCTTTAGTCTCAGCTGGATTCTTGCCAGCAAAGTGATAATGGATATTTGTCTCGGACGCATGAGATGGATCGTACCCTGCATAGCCGGGAATGCCGTGTAGCATCTGGCGACCAGCCTGGAAGCCGCCAACATTTGCGTAATTCTTTCCTGTCGTAGGAACCGCTAGACCGTTTTGCCTTGCTATTTCAGTAGCTCTCGCAATATCGCCCTCTTCAACAGCAAGGTCAAACCTCCTTTGCGCCATCTCCAAGCGATATTCTTCAACTTTGATTACATAATCGCCAATAGAGCGTTCAAGTTGCAGCTTTGTCTTCGCAACGTCCCTTGTAAACTCATCGCGCTGAATCGTCATCTGCGCAACGCGATCCTCAACTTGCAACTTATAGCGACTTGTTTCTTGATCGATGTTTTGCAGTTCAAGCCGCAGTTGTTTTTCGTTTTGCTGTAGCTCAGCTTCACCTTCTGCCCGAATCTTTAGGTACTGTCTTGCAGCGTCAACGACAGACTGCGCAATCGGGTCAAGGCCGACGCTAGCTTTTTGCAGCTGCAGATCAAATGCGTCGATTGCATTCTGTTGGCGAATGCGATCATTTTCAATTAGCTTGCGCTCAAGATCTTGACGCTTGCTAAAGACCTGATCTTCGACTGAACGGCGGAACTCGACAGATTCGCGCTCAAGATCGGCGCCACGCTTGCGCAAGCCAAGAATGCTTTCTTCAATGTTTTGGCGAAGATCCTGTGCGCTTCGCTCAAGATCAACACTCTGCTGACGTAGTGCTCGGACTTTATTGGCTGTTTCTATTGATTTTTGAAGAATCCTCTCTTGCTCTTCGGGTGAATCGCCTACGCTTCTTGCGCGTATTGGTGCAATTTTTGCAAGAATCTCCTCACGCGCTTTAATGCCAGCACCGGAAATACCCGCCTGCTCTCCTCTTAGCTTATTAACTTCGGCTGCAAAAGCTTTACGCTGCTCTGGATTTAACCCTGCAATTCTTTCGCCTATGCCAACTACTTTATTGGATTCAATTTTTGCACCCACAGCCCTGGTTGCCAAGTTGAGCAAATCGCCAACAGGGCCAGCTATAAGAGCTTGCATTTGATAATTAAGCTCCGCCCACTTTTTGCTCAATTCATTCGCGGAATCGCCTAGGTCAACAAGATCGTTGTAACCCTGTACGCCAACCTTACTGATAATTTCAGACTGAATCTGCGCGGCAGCCTCTGCAGATCTGCCCGCTTCAATTAGTTTTGAGATATAATACTCTTGCTGACGACTTGCAAATAGACCAGCTTCTTTTAGTTTATCAAAAGATTCTGTTGGATAGCGAAGTGCCTTGCCCGTGTCCTGAGCAGCCTGATTAAGCGTGTCAAATGCCGTACCAAGCGCCGTGCCAACCAACGACAAGCCGAAGCCAAGGTTGCCCCCGGCAAAACCACCAGCAGCGCCACCAAGCCCACCAAGCGCAGCTGCGCCAATCCCCTGCCCAAAGAGCAAGGGGAAGGCGCCACCGACAAGACCCTCGCTGATAGCGCGACCGCCTCTTGGGCCAAAACGACGAGTCAGGAAACCTGCGTCAGGGCCGCGACGCTCCTGCTCTCTACCAAGAACGCCAAGCTGTTTCGTCAGCTCTGCAAAATCTTGCGTAGTCGGATCAATCCTTTTACGCAATTCACTCAGGCGAGCAGTCAGCTCATCAATTTGCTCTCCAGTCGCACGTGCAATCGGCGCAAGATCACCAAGTCCAAGCGCACGCTGCAGTGCATCAACGCTTTGAGGGGCACCACCACCAGCACCGGCTGTTCCACCACCACCACCACCACGACCACCGCCAAAACCGCCAGGCGGCAAAATGCCCCCAATGCCACCAAGCACAGATGGCACTGCATTGCGAACTCGATCTATTGCATCCTTGAAGCCATCGCTAATTGTGAAGCCAAGCGCCTCAAGCGAATTCAGCAAAGAATCCGAAATGCGCTGATAGGTGTTGCCAACAGCAGACGAAACACCAAGCCGTGTTTCGCCAGTAACTACGTCTGAAATCTTGCTGAAAGTACTACGTTTTTGACTGGCGGCAATTGTCCGAGCTTCTTCAACAATTCGCTCGGCCTGCGTGAGATCAGGGCCTTGCTGCAGACGACGAGCCAGTCTTGCAGCACCAAGACGAGCAGAGGAAGTGAGAATCTTTGTGATCGCCTCAAATTGAGAATCCTCGCCCTCCCAGAAATTATTAACCGCAGCTCGATACTCTTTAATAGCCTCAGAGACAGCTGTGCTCGTATCGCTTAGCTGATTGCGAGGCGCTTTAAGGGCAGCAGGAACATCAGAAGGAAACTGCGTCCGAGACATTCCATAGGTCTGGAACGGGAATGCCGATCCAGGCGCTCCGACGCGAGGCGTTGCTGCGGGGAAAATGCCAGCAGGCGATGGGCGGCCAACCGATAGCGGCTCTCCAGAGAGAGCGGCAAAGAACCGTGGGTCGCCCTCCATCCTTAAGGAGGGGCCACGAGTCCGCGCACGACCAGGCTGCTCATATTCACTACCCTTAGCGCTAAAGGTCTGCTCAAGCGCCGCTTTTACAGATGGGATATTGCTAACAAGTTCAGTGATGAAGCTAGAAACAAGATTCTCCGCAATCTCCTTCATCACGCGAGAGGGACTTGCGATGCCAAAGACATCTTTGATTGCTTCCAGCGCTGCAGCGGCAAATGTCTTCGCTGCTGCGGCGGCAGAAGAGGCGCCTTGCTTTAACTCAGCCGCAAACGTAGAAGCAATATTGTCGCCAGCGCTGCCAACCTTAGGCGCAACTGCATTAAAATCAGTGACTATCTCGTTGATTTGCGCTTTTACTTCTGCGGACGTAAGCGCAGGACGGAAGCCGGATTCCTTGCTTGCGCCGCCCCTGCCACCAGTCCCCTGGCCAGCAAGAATTTGACGTTGAAGCTGCGCATACTGACCAGCACGAGCAACTTCATCAGATAGTGCATCAAGGCTCTTGATGCTTATTTCAAACGTATCTTGCTTTGCCGTGCTAAGCGCATTCTGCAGCTGAACGAGCCTGTCGGCCACATTCACGCCCTTGCCTTGTAGGTTCAACAGCGACTGTTCGATAATTGCGCCCGAGGCCAATGTGCTCGTCAGTCTTCTCGCGCCGCCAATGGGCGAGAATTCGCCGGTTCGGTAGGTTCCGCCAGTTCGGCCACCAGCACCAAAACCGGGAGGCAGCGCTGGGCCGCCAAATTCGCGCCACATATTTGCCGTGGAGCGCTCCATCTCCCTGATCTGTTGCTGCCCAAGAGAAACGGCAGCCTTCGTGCCCTCTTGTAAACCGGCAAGCGTTGCATCAGAAATAATGTCTTTTGCTTTTTCAAAAGCAAGATTCCAGTCCATCTGGATCTTTGCGCCTCTTGCTTTTGCCGTATCCTCAAGCTCAGAAGCAACCACCGACATCTGCGCCAAGGCAGACTGCCAGCTAAGTTTTGCTTTTGCCTGCCTTCCTTTGTCTGCGGGAGAGCCAGGAACAATTTCTCCAGAGGGCATTCTCCCGCTGATTGGAGAAAAGCCAGTGCCAAGAGCGCCAATAATCTGTGTACCGCCAGTCTCCTGCATGCGAGACATTGCAGAGACTTGACGATTAATCTCAATCGTCATCTTCTGCGCATCTTCAAGCCTGTTTTCACCTAACGCATCAAGGGCTTGATT